TTCATTCCTTTTATCCCACATTGTTTCTACATAAGCCAGACTTGCCAAACCTCTTTTCATCTCCTTTCTATAAAGTTCAAATGCTTTGTATCTCTGTCTAATAAAAAAGGGCCATCTCTCCTTCCGTATCCTTGCGCCTTTAACTGTCCCAATACCGTCTGTATCTCTTGCTTGATGCTCATACCAATGAGCGAGAATATCGTCAAAAGATTTAAATTCTATTAAAGTATCTGTTATATGCCTACTAGCTTGCTTGAAACCAGTATCTTTTGCTTTACCGGATTTATCTATAACATCGGCTATAAGGGCTTTTAATTTGTTTCTGGACATTAAATTATATCTGTAAGCGATAAAGGTCTAGTACTCTTTTGATGTGATCTGGAAAACCTATATCATTTCTGATTGAAGTACTACCTTCATTACGTAGGGTGGTTCCAGCGATTGAACGGGATGTTTTGTGTTCTTCTTTTAAGTAATAAGTTACGAGGTCAAAGACCGCTAACTTAAGGTCTGTTGGTATTGTGGAATATCCAGCAGTATATACAACTTTGACAGAAGCGAACCCTTTTTTAAAATATTTTGTTGATTTTTCACCATCAATTCTATAAATACGATCATGTTCAGTATCTACGTAATAATCAGTATTTGCAGTTAATGTGGTATAACTATCAGCAATTGAGTCTCTTTCCTGTAGGGAAGTAACACTATTTAGTGGAGATTCTGTGACAAATATCTCCGAAGTGTAAGTATCATCCATGTCAAACGTTTCCGTTTTAGCAGATGAATAAAAATCGACAATTCCATTACCGCAATAAGTTTTTACTAATTGACTAATAGAAGCTACAAGAATATCGATTTTAGAATCGTCCTTGTTATGTTCCATTTTCATGTAGTCTTTGTAGTTTGCGCGTGTAATTAAATTGGCCATTTGATTCCTAAAAAATGGATAAACCTGGGAGGGCAATTACCCTCCCAAGTTACCCAGCATATTTCAACATATCCACTTGCGTGGTATAAATTTGAAAGCTTAAAGTTAGCTACCTTTGTACATGAGTGCCCACTTAGAAGTAGCAGCATCGATTAGATCGATGAAACCAATTCTTTGTGACGCTACAAGTACTCTTCTTTGAGCAGCAACTTCGTAGTCTGATTCAACTGTCATTCCTCTTAATACGGGTCTGACGAAGTTTCGGGCATAGACTGCTACAGCATAAAATTTGCTTACAGCAGCTGTTGCGAATTCTGGACATACTATTACTTTAGATCCAAATACGCTTCCGATTTCTCCAGATAGTTTGGTAGCAGCGCTACCAACTAGATTTACATCTTGGAATTCAGCGTCTTCTAGTAATTGGTAGTAACCTGTTAGGGAAACTACAAATACAACATCATCAGGATTTAATCCATATTTGCCCATATTTTTCCTAGCGGCTAAAAGATTTAGCGCGGTTAGGGATTCTGAGGCAAATGCTGTTGTTGATTGCGTGAAGTCAGAGTCATTTCTTGCTAAATGCAATAACCCTTCGTACGTCGCTCCTGAGGTACCATAAGCACCATCAGCATCATCACCAGCTAGAATTGAATTTTCGACACCTCTTGCGTGTGATCTAACCATAGATTCACGTAGTAATGGCAGAATAGGAAGAATTGCATCTTCTTCTGTTTCATTACCTAAGTATGAGGTGGAAATTAGCTTTTTAGTTGAAAGAGTTCTTTCTGTTAAGTCGACTCCCCCGTAAGGTGAACCATAAGTATCACCAGTTTGGGCTAAGTTACCATGTGGAGATGAACCTGTAGCTGCTTGGTTAGCAGTAAATTCAGCATATCCACTATCTGGTAAGATAGGTAGAATCTGTGTAGCACTCGTCATTTGGATTTCTCTAAATAGAGGGGCCAATATGAGTTGGAGTTCAATATCTCTCTCAATATTAGTGCTTACAACTTGTTCGAAATCAGCGGAAGAAACCGCAACACCTGACATGGCATTTTGTTTTTCCATTACGGATTTACCATATTTAGTGTCTTCGATATTTCTAACACCTAATGCTTTGGCTAGTAGCCATGCATCTTCGATGTCTTTAATATCCGCATTCGGATCTAGAGTTCTACCTCTATTACCAAATTGTCTTTTGGACTCACGGATTTTTGTGATTTCTTCAGATTTTTCTTTCAGTTCTGCTTTAAGGCTATCAACTACTTGTTCTACGTTGTCATACTTATCGTTAACACGTTTTTCTAGATCAGAAACTAATTCTTCTGCTCCAGATGTTCCTGCTTCAACGATAGCTTTAACTTCGGCTTTCTTTGATTCGAGTTCGGCTTCTTGAGTTATTTGCTCTTCTGCGGCTTTCTCTGCTACTGCAACTGCTTCTTCATCGGCTTTCGCTTTAGTTTCGGCATTTTGCATTGCAATTTTGGCTGCGGTTTCACTTGCAACTTTTTTTGCGAACTCTTCAAGATTAAAGTCTTCTGTAATTTTTGACATTTCGTTTTTCCTTGAAGACAGACTGTCGTCTGTGTCTTGAGCCATTAATGGCTCGGTTATTTTGACAAATTGCTTTTTCCACTCATCATATTCTTGTTGAGTGTCAAAAGACTTTGCCACAGAGAAGGTGGCTGCTTGATTTGCGGGTACGGATACCACGCTAATTTCAAACAGCTCCGCATCAGAAATTTTAAGTCCGTCAGTTTCCTCGATATAATCTGCGTCATTGACGCGGAAACCTACACTTAAAGCTCTTAGAATACCTTCTTTGACTAAATTCGTTACATCACCAGCACTTTTTGATATATTAGCGGTGATTCTTAGCCCCCTATCGTCGGTCTCAAGACCTGTGGCTCGACCGATAGGTCTATTATAGTCATGGTTAAAAAGAACAACTGGATTATTCGTATAGTTATCCAATCCTCCTTTCTCCCATGCTTCTTTTTCTATAACATCTCCCGCTCTATCTGTATCGTTAGTGCTGGCATATCCTTTGATATTTACGCTTCCATCGTCTGCTTCTTCCACAGACTTGAAAGTAGATGTTAAATTGAAAATCTTTTGCATAATTATTTTCCTTTCTTGGCGCTCGCTGCCTTAGGCGCGACCTTTTTAGGCGCTGCTTTTGGGGCAGGAGTTGGCGCTGGAGCAGGGGCTTGTGTTTTGGCCCATTGCTCGGGGAAATTAGTTTTAACCATTGATGTCATGCGATGCCAAGACCCAAAAGGTCTTTTTGCTATCATATATCTCATAGGTTTGTCTTCTGCTGCTTTATATTCAGCTACAGAAAGTAAACTTCCCTTATCAGCAAAATAATCAGCGAGTTGTTTTAATACGATTTTTTTATTCGCCATTTTCTTCCTCTTCTTCTTCTGGTCTTCCGCCTACTGACGGATTGGCCGCTGAGCCTGCAATGTTAGCGGGCACTCTTAAATCGTCGTGTCCCTCTAACGGCTCCATTCTCATTGCTTCTCTGGCTTCGTTCGGTGTCATTATTCCAGTATTCACTAGAGTACTGTAATAAGCTGCCTGATCTTTTAGTTCGGGTTGTAAAGCGGGTACTCCGCTTAAATCCTCTTCTAAATCAAAACCAAAGAATCTCTCAAATGCAAAATTAAACTTTCGTACTATAGGTAGTACAGTTTCTAAATAGTATAACCTATGATTCGGTCTAATATTTGCGTTGTTTCCACTATCTAATAGCAAAGGCGGAACGCCTATTGCTTGTAGTATAATCTTTTCATTAGAACTTATTGCTGCTTGGAAATCTAAATCTTTAAAATTAACTTCTGTAAGATTAGAAATTTCTAGTCCGCCATCAAGTATTAGTGGTCTTCGACCTCCAGTACTTGGGTTGTAACGAGCTCTCCAAGCTGCTAACATTCTTTCTTTTATTTTTTCACTTAATGTATTTGGACTCTTTAGTACTAGTCCAGGTACTGCTCCATTTTTAAAGAAGTTATCCTGAAAGTTTCTCATAGAGTTCAAAAGTAACATTGTTCTATAAGCTGGTTTCAGTCTAGGTACTCCTCTATAAATAGAGTTGAAGCTATTTTC